TGGAGGCGCCGGGCGGAATCGAACCGCCGAATAAAGGTTTTGCAGACCTGTACTTTTCCAGCGCAGCGTGCCGCTTCGCCAACGCTTCCCAATCTTAGCATGCGATTTGAACCAAATCCGATCCGACGGGGAGGCCGCGATGCCCTCTAAAATCGAGTGGACTGACCGCACGTGGAACCCCGTGCGCGGCTGTTCGCGCGTATCCAACGGCTGCAGCAATTGCTATGCGGAACGTATAGCGCATCGTTTCCAGGGGCAATGGATTAAAGACGGTCCGGGAACGAAGTTCGTCCAGATCGCCAATGGTCACCCGCAATGGACCGGCAAAGTCGAGTTGATCGAATCGAAGCTTCAGGAGCCGCTGCACTGGCGCAAACCGCAGCGCGTGTTCGTCAACAGCATGAGCGATCTACTGCATGAGGCTTTGCCGTTTACCGAGATCGCCCGCGTGGTCCGCATTATGCGAGAGGCCAACTGGCACACGTATCAAATTCTAACGAAGCGGGCGGCGCGGCTCTTGCAATTCTGGAACTGGTGGAATTGGCAGATTACCGATCCGCCGCTGCCTCGGAATACGTGGTGGGGCGTCTCCATAGAGAACCAAGCAACCGCCGATGAGCGGATTCCGTTATTGCGCCGAACCCCAGCGGCGGTGCGGTTCGTCAGTTATGAACCGGCGTTGGGTCCAGTTGACTTTACTGAGTTGCGCGGTGTCGATTGGCTCATCGTCGGCGGCGAATCCGGCCCCGCCGCGCGGCCTGCGCATCCAGATTGGTTCCGCAGCGCTCGCGACCAATGCCAGGCCGCCCGCGTGCCGTTCTTCTTCAAACAATGGGGCGAGCATGTCCCGATCACGCGAACGGATGGTGGACCGCCCGGAGCACAGCAGATGATCCGGGTCGGCAAAAGGGCTGCGGGCCGAATGCTCGATGGCCGCGAATGGAGCGAGTTTCCAAAAAGGGGCAGTCGGAACCAAATGGCGGCGGGAAGCTCCGCGGAAAGATCCTGATGGCGAAAGCGGCGACAATTCGGCAGGCAGCGGCTAAAGCGGACCGGCTCACCGTCCTTCAGCGGGCTGCCTACGTTCCGGCTCTATCGCGCTTTGAGAGAGGCGCATACGCAGCCGCGCACCGGCTGCTCTCCTCGGACCTGTGCAGGAGGGATCTCGCTGCGCCTGGCGCCCGGCGTTCGGCCCAGGTGGACGCGATCGCGCGCATCATCATGGACGCACTGAAATAGCATGCTGCTCGGGTTCCAACGCCGCTTCGCTCCCTTCGTGCAAGAAGGCAGCAAGACGCACACGATCCGCGCCGCGCGCAAAATTCCGCCGCGCGTTGGGGAGACCTGCCACTGCTACGTCGATCCGCGCCGGAAGACGATGCGTCTGCTCGGCAGATGGCCGTGCGTGCGAGTGCAGAAGATCCGGATTGCCGCTACCGGCGACCCGTCCGTTCCGCTCAAAGTCTCGATCGACGGATCGATTCTCTCGCCCGATGAGGCGGGCCTGCTTTTCTTCCGCGACGGTTTTCGGGATAAAACCGGCGAGATTTACCAGCACATGCAGCAGGCCGCCGAGTTCTGGAAAGACCGCCTGTATTACCCCGCCACGAGCTTGTCGTACAAGGCCTGCACCTGGGTGCCGATCTGGACCGTCAGGGCGGCCGCGGCGTTCATCGGGCCAGCCCACCGCAACCTGGTGCGCGGCGGCGGGTTTCACGGTCATCTGATTCACTGGCGCCACGGAGCTATGAATGGCTGAAATAATCCGTTGCTTTCTGCATCCCGTGCTCTTCTGCTCGCGAACGCTCACGGTCAAGCTGATCACGCTGCGCTCGCCGATCCGTTGGCGCAAACTGGCCGCATTCGTCCGCCGCCATCCCGGGCTAGCCTTGCGGTGGCATCGCCTCCAGCTCGTGCGGCCGGGCTTCCCTGTGCCCTTGATTCACGGCGAGCCGGAAGCGAGGGACCGCGCGTGAAACTATCGATCGATAAAGGTCCGCAGCCCTGTTCGAGATCGGACTGTGAGGACAAACTAAAACCCGGAGACCGCTTCGCCGTCACGCTGCTCTTGTACTCCTTGGACCGTTCCGTCAGGCGATCCAGCTTCATTCATCAGTGCAGGTCCGTGCCGGATGTCAGTCCAAGGTGAAAGCCGACGAGCTCGTCGGGACCGACGACTTGGCCGATTTCTTCCGCGTGGGAACCGGCAATTCCCCGCTTCCGCCGACCCATCCAGCTCGGATGTTTAATCCCCAGCGGACGAAAGTAGCGTTCCGCCGGGTCGGCGCATTTCGGGACCGTCCAGCCGCGACAAAAATAGCCGAGCTGCCCGAACTCGCGCGGACGGTGATCACAGTCTGGATCACCAAGGCATCTTTGGGCGATCCGGGCTCCGGCGAAGAAATTTTGGAGCGCTACGGGGAAAAGGCTCTAGCGTGGTGGGAAGAACAAAAGCTCGCGGTTCGCGGGATAGTGGACGAAACCGAGCTGGCCCGGCTGATCGTCGAGCGCCTGCGCGCGCAGGAGGGCTGGGGAAGGATTCTCCGAGAGGAAGGGGTTTGATCGTCGCCGACTTTCGCGCAGCGATCGCGCGCTGCGACGCCGAACAGCGAGAAATTCTGGAGCGCGCCGACGTGCTTAGCGGAGCGGTCGCCGCGTGGCTGGTCGCTCTTGGGCTTGAAGACTGGGAAATGGAGAAGCGCCTGATTCAGGCGGAATTCTGCGGAACAGTGCGTGCCTCGCCGCGGAGGGACTCACTCGCCAGATTTTCGGCCCGAGCCTGAACGCCGGCACGAAGCCTTCCCGCATCCGGAGCAATGCGGTCTTTTCGCAGACGCCCATATAGGCGGCCAATTCCTTGGGCCCCCAGAGGGCCTGCTCCTTCCCTGGTAATTCTGCGCCATTACGCGCCATCTCGACCAATCATCCGCCATAACCCCTTGTAAAATCAAACAGCTAGACGATTAATGGAATATCCAAGACCGGAGAGACCAGTATTTTCTTGAATACGTCCCCCTGGTGCGGCCGATCGCCGGCCGCCTCGCGCCGAAGCTTTGCGCTTCGGCCCAGGATCTGGAGTCCGTCGGGCTTCTGGCTTTGCTCGGGGCGGCCGCGGAGTTCGATGCCGCGCGTTCGGCCAGCTTCAAGGCCTTCGCCATTTTCCGTATCCGCGCGGCGATGATCGATTCGGTCAAAGGGCGCCCTTACCGCGAGGCGCATCACGCGCAGCTTTCCGATGCGGCGGCGGACGCGGGGGCGCTCCCGGACGAGCTGGCCTCCCGGAGGATATTGGCCGAGCGCCTGGCGGCAGCGATCGCGCGGCTTCCCGAGGACGAGCGGCGGGTCATCGAGATGCGTTTCTACGAAGGCCTCGGCGCGCGCACGGCGGCCGACCGGCTGCGGATCTCGCCGGCTGGCCAGGGGCGCCTGCGCCGCGGCGCCATCGATCGTCTGCGTTCAATTTTATTTGACGGCGGATGGGCCGGCGAGGGACGGGATGACGGAAGGTAAAGGCAGCTTGGGAAGCAGCGCCTCGGCGATGCCGATGCCCAGCCCTTTCCCGACGAACTCGGCATAAGCCAGCGGAGCGTTTGCCCCGCGTGGATCCGCCGCGGGCGCGAAGCCGCTGTAGCCCCCCGCAATCACGGCTCCCGTGGCCGGATCCCGTTCGCCGGCGAAGAATGTCGACAACGTGATCTCGGGGTGCTTCCGGATAATCTCCTCGACCAGCTCCTCCGCGTCGGCGAATCCATCGGCGATCGATGCGTAGATGCCGTGCCCGTTGGCGTCGCGTCCCTTGCAGCGCGGGCCGCTGTTCAGGTTCAGCGGATTATTGTTGTTCCAGGCGGCCTTGTGCGGAAGGTTGAAGCCCTCCTCGAGCATGCACCATTTGACGAAATCTTGAATAAAGGACATGATGGATTCAACGGGCAACCAGCCCTACATGGAGAGAATCGAAATATGAGTACAGCGAAGAAATCGGCCGCGCCGAAGACCAAGACCGCGGCCAAGCGTAAGGCGAAGAAGCCGGCCGGACGGTAAATTCCAGCGGGCCCGCTAAACTGGGATCAACAATCCGCCGCGATGAGGGCGAAAAACCGGGCGGGCGCCTGGCCACAGCCCTCCGCGAGCGGTCCTCACTGCACTCCTTGGAAACCCGCTCTCACTGCGAATAAATCAGCGCAACGCATGGCGGCGGCGTCATCAGCACCACCGGCGGCGAGACGCTGATATCCACCATCCAGCCCGGCGGCATCCCTCCGGTGGCCGTGTACGTCGCGGGCAGGCCCACGGCGCGCGTGATCTGAATCGACCGCAGCGCGATTTGTCCGGACTGGCACAGGACTGCGGCCTGCTGCAGCGTGATTTGAGTCGCCCCGGACGGCGGAGCGGCGATCTGGTTCATCGCGACCCTGGTCTGTCCCAGAAGACCCGGAGCGAAGCAGACGCCGCACAGCCCCAGAAGCAGCGCCCTCACTGTGATCTATAATCCACGGTCAGCGTCGAGCTCAACGAGGGAACCTGCGAGGCCGCGAAGATCAGCGTCGCGCCGGTGAGCGCATAATCCACGCCCGGCGTCATCCGCAGGCCGTTCAGGTAGACGTGGGCGGTGCCGGTGACCGGCGCGGCTTTCAGCGTGAACGCGACATTGGTTCCGTCGATCGTCCCCGATGGGGTCTCGCTGTCGACGAAGACCGGCGAGGCCGCCGGCGGAGCGGAGACGATCACCCGCAGCGCGGGCGGATTTACCGTGGTATCGAGCTTGAAGCCAGCGGGGTCGAGCGTCGCGCAGACCAGTTTGAGCATCGGGAACCCGCTGGTCACGCCGGCCGGAAGCACTACCGGAATCTGCGGACCGGCCGCGCCTCGGCAAGCCACCTGGTCCAGCGGCACGATCGTTTGGCCGCGTAACGCGGCCGCGAGCAGAAGCATTCCCAGCATTGGGAGAGCCGGACGATTCATCGCGTCCCTCCGTGAATGGCGAGATTCCTGACGGCGGAGAAACCGGACGTGCCGGCAGCCGAATAGTTCAGGACCGTCGCCAGCTTGCGATGCCGGGGAAGCAGCAGCTCGATCGCCACCACGGCCGTGACAACCCCGAACTTGACGCCGCATTGGCGAGCGCCGAACTGGCCGCGGCCGAGCAGCGGATTGGCTTCGATCCCGCCGCGCGAGCTGAATGCGTCGGCGGCGTTCGCGCCGGCCAGGACGCCGACCGAAATCCAGAACTCGTGGTCCGCCGCGCGCGCAGGAAGCGTCGCCATGAGCAGCAGGCAGCTCGCCACGAGGACTTTCATTTCTCGTCTCCATTCAGCTTTTTGAGATCGGGCTTAATTTCGACCGGTGGCGGCGGGATGCTCCCATCTTCGCCGGGTTTACAGTCTCCCTTTTGGATCTGGCCCACGGAGAAGCCGGCCTCTTTGCAATACCGCTCGATCAGAGCGTTATGCTCCTTCAGCGCGGCAGCGCCCTCGGCCTGAGCGCGCTGTAGCGTCTCCTGCGCATGCTGGGCCGTCTCCTTGGCATGCCCGATCTGCTCGCTGGCGAGCTTGACCTGAAGCTGGAGGCGCTTCAAACGCTCCCGGTCTTCGGCCGGTATGGTGACGTTCCCGGCGCTAAGCGTCACGGCGCAAAGGGCTAGAATCGAGACCCGTCTCATCGGCCCTCTTTCCTGGCCCGTGCCGCGGACGCACTCGGCGGGACGGGTACTACGCTATCCACGATCGATGCGTCCACCTTTAAGATCAGCTCCGTGTCGACGCCGGTCCCTGGTCCGGCCAGGATCGCGGATCGTGGTTGGCCCTGTTGATCGTGGTAAGCCACCGCCAGATTGTAGAAGTCCGCAGCAGTGGGGCTCGGATTATAGATCCAGACGGCCACGTGCACCGGAATCGTCGAGGTCGGCGGATCCGCGATGGTTCGCAGCAATGAAGTGCTGGACCAGTTCACCCACGAAATGATGAGCTCCGGGTTTTGCGCCATCGCCAACATCGCGACAAAAACAGTCAAAAGTAATCGCTTCATTTGGACCTCTTTTCAGTAGATTCTCTGAGCTTCGATGTGAAAGTCATCTTCCCGGACCCGCGCAGCCATTGGTTGTTAGTAGATTCTCAAGGCTTGAATGTGAAAGTCATATCGACCGGGGCCAGCACAGCCACCGCTATTCACTAGATAGCTGATGTTCCCGCTGGCCAGCCAAATCGTGAATGTCTCCGCGTCGGAGTTTCCGACTCCGGCGGCGGCCATGGTCATCCCTGTCCCGGTATGCGCGTTCGATCCTGAGCTGTCGGTGTAGTTGACTGTCGGGGATACGCCGGCCGAGCCGGACGAGCACCTAGTTGACTGCACGAGGTAGTAATTGATCTGGTAAAACCCGGCCCCCGGAGCGGTGGCGAGAGTCACTACGGAAATGTTTCCGGTAATCCCGGTGGAATCCGCGGTGTACTGCGACCCCGGAATCACGAGGTCCCCTTGGCGCCCAACATAAACACAGTTACTACAATTCCCGCCAGATCCTGCCCCTATCGCCGTCTGATAGGTAGTGTTGGGGCTCGTCGGGCCAGAGCCGGCGCCTACAGACGTATTGCCATAGCCGGTAGCGGTATGGATACCGGCCCCGTTCCCGACAGCGGTGTCGGCTGAGCCTGTCGTTATTGCTAGCAACGCGGTTGTTCCAACCGCTACGTTGTCCGCAGAGGACGCCGAGTTGAGCAGAGCCTGATAGCCGATGGCTACGTTGCTGACCGAATTCCCGTCGCTGTTTAGCGCCTGGTTCCCAATTGCGATATTCTGATAGCCGGCCGTGTTGGCCTCAAGGGCTCCATACCCTATAGCTAAATTGTCGCTTGCGGTTGTGTTGGAAGCCAGGGCAAGAGACCCAAATGCGGTATTCCTAGATCCCGTGCTGGCAGTTAGGGCATCGAACCCAAAAGCGGAGTTGTCGGTGCCTGTGCTATTTGAATCGAGGGCCAAATAACCGAAGGCCGAGTTGTCGGTTCCGCTAGTATTGTGAGACAGAGCCTGGTGGCCCACGGCGGTTGTGCTGGGCGCCGTGCTGGCGAAGAGAGCCTCGTAACCGATTGCGACGTTGCCGTTGACGCCCACGGCTTGATCTAGGGCTTCCCACCCAATAGCCACGTTGTACGCCCCGGTCGTCAGTAGGATCGCGGCATCGTACCCGATAGCCACGTTGTCAAAGCCGCTCGTGTTCGCGCTTAGTGCCCCAGCTCCAATGGCTGTGTTTTGCGCCCCGCCTAAATTGGCCGCCAGGGCCACGCTTCCGATCGCGACGTTAGAGGCGCCACTCGTGTTGGCCAGCAACGCCTGATAGCCTATGCCGGTGTTGTCGCTGCCTGTATCGTTTTCCAGGGCGGAGTCGCCCACGGCAGTGTTGTCGGAGCCGGCCGCGTTGGCGTTCAGCGTTCCATATCCTATGCCGGTATTGTGTATGCCAGAGGTGTTCCCGTTGAGCGCCTGAAAGCCGATTGCTGTTAAATAAGACCCCGAAACATCATTGGCGATGGCCGCATAGCCGATCGCCACATTAAACTGGCCGGAGGTAAGCTGCGCCATCACGGTGCCGCCGCCAATGCCGACGTTGCAGCAGCCGGTAACCACGTTGGGCATTGCCGTCTCGCCGATGGCTACGTTGTTACCTCCGGTCGTGCCGTTCAGGTATGCGCCATACCCAATCGCCACGTTGTAGTCGCCCGTCGTGTTGGCACCGGCGGCATTCTGTCCGACTGCGGTGTTGTAATCGCCCGTGTTTTGCTCAAGTGCGTAATAGCCCAGGGCGACGTTCTGCGAGCCGGACACGTTCTGGTTCAGGGAGAACGCGCCAAACGCCGTGTTCTGAGCACCTCCGACGTCGGCCTCCATCGCCGCAAATCCGCAGGCCGTGTTTCCGCCGCCCGTAGTATCCGCGGCTAATGCGTCTGATCCGCAGGCCGTGTTGTTGTTGCCGGTCGTTAGCGCGGTGAGCGCCTGGTAGCCGACGGCCGTGTTGTCGTGTCCGCTCGTAACGGCGAACAGTGCGTAGTACCCCCAGCCCGTGTCGTTCACTCCGGTCGTGGAGCTTGAGCCGGCACCGGCATTCACAACCACTGCGTTGGCGTATTGCAAATTCGCGCAATAGCGCCAGGTCGTTCCGTAATCGTTGGCGTTCGTGAGCGCCTCAAGGCACTGATCTATTTGCGGCTCAGCGCTGGGAACTTCCAGCGTCATGTTATTTCCGAACCCGGTAGCCGGAGAGATGAATCGGAACCAATGATGAGTCGGCGTCTCTAGGTCGTCGATTTGGACCGCCCCGCTGGACGAGGGCGCCCCGGTTGAGCCCGTGTTAGGAATCGCCTCGATTAAAGGATTTTTGACGGCCTGAGAAAAGGCCAGCCCGGAGGCGACGCAGAGATAAGCGCTGAAGCGATTCATAACCCCCCTAGCCGATGATCGGCTGACATGCCAAGTGCCACTTCGAGTCAAGTCTGTTGAGGACCAGGATTAGGCAGCTCGCGGAGTTTGCCATCCCCGAGAGGGTTACTGCCGCCACATCGGAGCCATAGGCAGTCCCCCAAGCCGGCGACGGCCTCCCGGCCGTTCCATCAGTGGTGATGGTTAGGATCATCCAACTCTCCGCGCTTCCGGAAGTCGACGAGCCGGCGCCTGTCGGGTTCTGAATCGTCACCTGCGCCGACTGGCTCAGCGTAAGCTCGCAGAACAGGCCGATGTCCAAATCGATGGCGACGCTGTTGCTGACAATCGATAGCGGGTTGGAGCCGGGCGCGAAAGAGCCCCCGCCGCCTCCGCCGCTCCCGAGCGGGGTCCACACTCGAGATCCGCCGGATACCGAGACGCTCTGCTGCCAGTTCCCGCTCGCCGGGTCTTTCCTGAAGAGCGCGTAATTAGCGCCGTAGGAGTTGGCCACCGCGTCCGAATACGGGGCGCCACTGCCCGCCACGACGATCCCGGAGGCTTGCCCGAACACGTAGACCATTCGCAGGACCGCGTCGGCTTCGTCCGACGTCGCTCCGGTATCGTCGACGCAGAAGCCGCCGACCAGCAGCGGAGTGTTCTGAAAGTTCTGGGTGGGAACGCTCAACACCGTGGAAACGCCCACGTTCGCGTTCTGGATCTGTGACGAGGGCGCCGAATATTCCCACGACGGCGATTCCACGATCCAGACCGAGGTGGCGTCGATGGGCAGCGCCCGGTCCAGCGTATAGGCGGTCGCGGTGTTGCTGACGATCTTCGCGGTGGCGCCGCGGTTCGTGCCCTTGATCACCCGCACGATGTTTCCCTTGCGGTTGGGATCGTTGGGCGTCTCGCCCGCGTGAGGCGTGGGATTGGTGGCGTTGGCCAGGCCCGTGTCGCCGATCTGCAACGGGTTGGCGCTGTTGTCGTAGCCCTTGAAACACACCACGAAGGCGTCGCCCGCCTGGACGCCCGCCGCATCCGCGGCGCGATCGAGGGTAAAATGCCCGTTCGCCGGATTGAAGGCGGTTATGTTGAAGTGCGCGAAAGGCGCCGATGCGCCGGGGCGGCCGATAATCGCCAGCGCGCGCCCGGCCCAGTTGTCGGTTCCCGCCGAATCGATGGTTTCCGAGGCAACAATGACATTGCCCGACACGGAATCTACGGGAGAGCCCACCGGTCCGCCGTGCACCAGATGCTTCACGCTCACCATGACGTTGGTGAGATGGGCGTTCGGGAGCGCCCAGATGGACCGCATCAGGGGGCCCTTGATGGTTACGCTCGCGGGCAGCGATCCCGGGGCATTGCCGAAGATCACGCTGGCCGAGTCTGACGGCTGCGCGCCGATGAGATCGTCCGCGGTGGAGGCGAAGACCACGTAACCGGTGAGTCCGGAAACAGGCGGCCAAACGATCCCGCCGATCGTGATCTTGTTCGTATTCGTGCCCGACGGCACCTGCACCAGGACGATCGGCGAGGGCGGCGAGCAGTTGCTGAGCGCGTCGGTCGCGCAGATCGCGATGCGCAGCGTGACTCCGCCCGGGATGGAGCCGCCGGTGGTCGATTGCGTCACCTGGCCCGAGGCGATGTTCGGAGCTCCGCAGCCTGGAAGATACTCGTTGATGGGAAGCTTTCCCGTCGCATTCAGGCCGGCCTTTACGGTTCCGTCGGCGAGCGTGGAATAACCTTGCGCCAGGTCGAAGGTCCATTCCGAGGGATAGAGGGCGTCCGCAGCCGCTGCCTGCACCTGATAGGGCGCCCATTCGCCCAGCGGCACGGGCCAGTTCATCGCGGGCAGCGGCGCCGGCGTCACGCTGGTCGGCTTGGGACCGGCGTCGAGATCGTACATCGAGTCCGTGACGGTCTGCCCTTCGAGCTGAACGGACCAGTCCTTGAACAGGCGGAAGCTGCGGATCCGGAACTTGGCCTGGCCGTTGGGCACGTCCGCATGGGTGATCGAGACCACGTCGCCCGCCTCGCCGTCCAGCGCCATGATGGTGCTCTTCCAGGTGGCCGTCCGGGCCGCGGCCCATTCGGTGGGGTTGACGCCGCCGATCTCCTCCCGTACGCGCGTGGCGGCGATCCGCAGGCCCTGGGACAGCGTGCTGCAGCCCACCACGTGCTGCCGGGCGGTACGCGGCGCGTTGGGGCGCCCCATGTAGGCGGCGTAGCTCTTGTCCTGGTATTCCGCGGTGTCCGCCTGGAACTGATAGGCGACGTCGGCGAAATCCACGATCAGGTGTTCGAACCTGGCCTGGATCGGTTTCAGGGTCAAGCTCTGGAACAGCATGTTGCCGGGGGTGTAGGCGGCCACCGCGCTCGCGTTGATGCGGCAGCCCAGCTTCAGCTTCCCGAATTCGAAGGTGTAGAATCCCAGCGCGCAGGCCAGGATCTCCGTCAGCCAGTCGCGGAACGGCTTCTGCTGCGCGACGGTTCCCTGGAACTGGAACTGGACCTCGGAGCCGCCGCCCACTAGGGCGGACACGAGCGTGTCGGCGATCTCGGCGGTCCCGGAGCCGTCGCCGACGTAAAGCGAATCGAGGACGAAGGTCCCGAGCTGAACGTCAGAGGTCGCGTTCTGCAGGCCCAGGCAGCGCAGATACGAGTTCACCGCGATCCAGAAGGGATTCGTCAAGCCCTGGACCGGCACGCGGTTCAGTGCTAGGCCCCCCGTCCAAGTGAGCCCTGTCAGGCCCATTGCAATCGGGACCGTCATCGAATGCTGATCGGGTGTTGTTGGAAGGATTCCGGAGGGCTTCTGATACCGGAGCTCCACGAACGCCGTGCCGGCCGCCATCTGCGGCCCGTAGATCTGACCGAGGGGAGGCAGCGCCCCATTTGTGGCTATAGGATTCTGGCCCAGGCTGAAACTGTCCGAGGGACTCGCGAGCATTCCACCGCCCACGGGGGTTCCCGGCACGGCCACCGGATCGTCGCCGTTCACCTCCCGCAAGCCCAAGTTTGGAACGTTGATGTGGTATGTGTCGTTGGGGATGTTGACCGTGAATCCCTCCGGCGGAAAGCCGTCCGCCATCGGAGCGACTACGTAGGTATAGCCGTCGGCGTTTGTGGCGAGTCCCATCCCCGTGAAGAGGCCAATCGGCCCGGCTCCGACGATGCCGAGCACATCGAAGGCATCGCCCTCATCGCGCACGGCCGCGATGAGGGCGTTTACCATAAACGCGAAGAGCGGGTTGCCGCGCTGGTTGCACCAGATCTCCGGGAGCGCCTGTCCCCACATGGTGTCGGATACGATCGAGGTCGCCGTGACGGTATTCCTGCCGAAGCCGAACACGCCCGTGGAATTGTCCTTGATGTTGACGCCCTGGGGCTGCGCGGGATGGCCTCCGAAAAACGTGGTCATCCCATGCGCCTCGCAGCCGTTGGGCGAATCGAAGTAATAATCGCACTGCGTTCCGTCGCCCACGCCGCTGGCCGTGGACCAGGGGCAGTTCAGGCCGTCGTTGAACGTCTTCCAGCAGGTGCGCGAGATCACGTTCACCGGGTACTGCTGGGTGACCTGGTACAGCCCGTCGCTGCACTGCATGCTGAATTTCGGCGAGCCGTCGGAGACGAAGCTCCGGACGAATCCCTTCCAGAGCTGCAGCAGCACTTTCGGCCCCGGAAAATACAGCGTCAGGTCGATGCTCGCCCACAGCAGATCGGTGTCGTTGGCCAGCCTGGTCATGGTCCGGTCGGCGTTGCCGAACACGAACTGGACGTTATCCGCCGTCCCATTGATGTCCTGCGAGATGATCACGTCCGATCCCGGCTCGCCCAGGTCCAGAACGCGCGGCAGGTAGAGCTGGACGCCGACGGTGCAGCGCCGGTCGGAAAGATAAATATCGGGGACGGCCGCTTCGCGCACGCGAATGTGGACCAGCGGGATCACCACCTGGACTTGCGAGAGCAGCGCCGCGGCCAGGCCGGATGCGGCGGAAGGAAAACGCAGGTCGGTGGTCAGGACGCTGTATATCGGAGCGGCCGAGGGATCGGGGCACTCGATGAAGTTGATCCCCACGCGGCAGCCGTTCGATAGCTCGTCGATCGTCAGCGGGGCCGTCTCGAAGATTACCTGGTAATCGGTGGTGGTCCCGTCGGCGTTGGGCGCGTGGTACAGGAACGACTGGTAAGATCCCTGGACCTGCTCAAAGAACGCCAGCAGGTTGATCTTGTCCGGATAGCTCAGCTTCTCCCTGCGGAAGTTGAATTTGCGCGGACCGAAGCCCACCTGGAAGCGCTGCTCGGCCTTCGTCGCCAGTTCTCCGAAGCGATGCACGATCACCGGCCAGGGCCGCGTCATGCCGAAGCCGAAGTCGGGTGTGAGCGGAAAGGTGAGTCCGGACGCGGCTGGAGTGGGGACAACTATCCTCCCGATCGCGTCCGGCATTTCTTACACGGAAGCGCTACCGGGCCGGATGCACCGTAACGGTCTCCCACATGTCCGGTTTCGTGGTCTTCTGGGCCTGCTGCGCCGGCGTCAGCTGCAGCGGGTTCAGCTCGTGCGCCGGCACCATCGCGGTCACCGCGAGCGGCGCGATCGCCACCGGCGTCCACATGTCTGGACTCATACCATGCCTCCTCCGACGGGAACTCCGAACTGATCCAAGATCACGCCGCTATAGGAATTGCGCTGGCCCTCGGCGTGGTCCAGGCGCGCCTCTTCCGGGATGCAGGCGTCGCAACGCGCACTGCCGCACGTCACGCCGCCGCATCGCATGCACCAGCCCCGTGTGACGCCCGAGCCCCGCAGCATCTGGAAGTGTCCGCCGCAGTGGACACACTTCCGGGTAGAGCCAATCTGGATCCCATCGACGAGAATCGCTCCGTGTTCTGCAGCCATCGGCTACTCCTTGAAGTGGACGGTGAAGTCGTTCTGATAGGGCCCGTTATTCACCACCGCCGGCAGCAGAGCCAGGCCGTTCGCGGCCACGGCGGGCACGATCAGCTCATAGCCCTCGCCGGCTTGAAAGGTCAGCGAGGAGCGCAGATTCGAGGTGCCGCGGAACAGGAATGCGCCCGCCGTCAGCGTGGGGCCGACGCTGAACGTGGCGATGCCGCAGGTCGCGATCGCGGCGCCGTCGGCCGGATCGGTCTGTTGGGGAGTCACCGTGCCCCCGGGAGTGCCGGCGGACGTGCATCGCTGGACATCGTAGCGGACGCTGGCGTCGTTGGGCGCGGCATCGGACGAAATCACCAGCAGGAACAGTTTGACCCGCTTGCTGGACGACGCCATCAGCGTCATGCTGGGCAGGGTCGACGACACGGCGTTGCTCACCGCCGCCACAAGAGCATAAACTGCCATTTCTTTCCTCTTTCTTTCCGGCGCGCTTTCGACGCGCGCGCCCTCACGCAATTTCGGCGATCTCGATCTGGGTATCGCTCCGTCCCAGCCCGATCGTCTCGGTCCAGTTGCCGCGGAATACGCAGGTATGCCGCCCTTGAATCGCGGTGCCGCTAGCATCGTAGTTCGAACCGATGGGCGATCCGGGATTCGGCTCGAACGGATTGTAAAAATAGAACGGAATCAATCCGCCTTGCTGCTGCTCGAAGAACATTCGGAGCGTTGCCAGGTCGGCGGCTTTGAGGCGCCGCGCCAGCTTCCAGGTCCGCACCGAGCTCGGCGGATCCCCGCCCAGCAGGCTGGCATCCGTGATCAGCCCGCGTTCCTGCGTCCCGTCGTGGTACGCGACCGACAATTCCGGATAGAGACGGCTCTCCTGAAACGCCGTGCACAGGTTCTGCGGCAGCACTCCCGAGGGAGCCGCGGCCGCCAATGCCCCCGGCATGTCGTCTCCGTTACGCCACGATGAGCGCGGGCTGGCCCTGCATGGACGCGCTATTGTTCACGCGGCCGTTGCTGGCCTCCTGCGCGGTGGCGAACTGCGATTGCACGAAGCCCGGCGTCACATAGCTGCCGGTCATGAACCCGGCGGCGTCCTGGCTGCCGATGTTCAGCGACACATAGGTCGGGCTCGAAGGATTCGGCCAGCTCCCTCCGGACGGCCCCAGCGTGGGCAGGTTGCTCTGCATCGTGTACGGGTTCCCATACTGGTAGGTGGCCGACTGGTAAAGCGATCCTCCGGATTCCACCAGCGACGCGCCGTGGGGCGTCGCTGCCGATTGCGGGAATCGCGACGACTGGCCCGTACCCGCCGCATACAGGCCCATCATTTGCCGGACTTCAGGCGAGCGGATCGCCACCGACATCGTGTTTCCGTACTTCTCTTTGGAGATGGAGACGATCTGCCGCGCCATCTGGTTATCGATGCTGATGTTGTAGACCTGGCGCGCCAGGCGCTTGGCCTGATTCTCCGGAGTCTCCACGCCCGCCAGCTTCTCGCCCAGGCCGATGCCGAAGCCGGCGGCCGCTCCGATCGCGGCTCCGAGGGGCCCGCCGAACTCCATGCCGACCAATGCGCCTCCGACGGTCCCGCCCGCGATTCCGCCCCATGTTCCGCGGCCCGATCCCAGCAGCCCCCATTGCGCAGCCATCATGCCGGCAGCGCCCGCAAGCGGCGAGCCCGCGATCGAGCTGAAGGAGGTCCCGCTCATCAACGGCCCTTGGCCCGGAAGCGTAGGACCGGGGAGCTGGTGTCCGCCGATGCCCAGCGCGCCTTTGAGGCCGGACCAGCTTCCGCCGAGGCCCTTAAGCAATCCGCCGCCGCCGATGCCGCCGCTGGAGGTTCCGCCTCCAAAGACTCCCCCTGGAGCGAAGCCAGGCGTCCCTCCCGGCCCGAGGATCGACGCCAGCGGAGATATGCCGCCGCCGCCCGACGGGAACGCTCCACCGCCGCCCCCAAAGCCTCCCATGGACAGGCCAAGGCCGGTCGGTATCGACGCAGCTCCCCCGCCGCCGCCGGCCATCGAGAAGATCGAGGGGACCGCGCCCGCGCCCTGGATGCTGAAGCTCGAAGCCGAGGGCGCCGCGACGCCCATTCCGGCCGCCAGCAGGCTGGTGATCGCCGCCAGGCGCCAATTCGTCTCCTGATGCAGCGGAACCAGCGGGTTCACTTCCTTCTGCCCGCCGAACACGCCGCGGAACATGCCCGCGATGCCGCCCTGTCCGTCGGCGCCATAGACCAGCGGCTGCAACGTCCGCGCGGCCAGCCCTCCGAGTCCCGCCTCCACGGGCTTCAGCATCGAGTCCCGGAGCGTGCTCTGCAGATGGCTGCCGAAGCTGCGCGGATTGGTGAACAGCGTGTGGAACAGTCCCTCGGCGGGCCTGGAGATCGATTCCATCTGCTGCTTCTGCTGCTTCTCCTGTTCGTCGGCCATCTTCTTGGCATTCTCGGCGACGATGCTGGCTTCCTGCTTCAAGTACTCGATTCCCGCGAGCTGCTGCTCCTGGACCGTCTTGGCCGTCGAGATACGGATCTCATAGATCTTCTGCGCGGTCTCGAGCTCGCCGCCGGGCCCGGAGGTCAGGCGCGCGACCTCCTCCCAATAGCCCGCGATCTCGCGCGTGAGCTGCTCGGAGCGCTCGTCCTGAACCTTATACAGGCCGATCTGGCCTTCAAAGCGGGCCTTGTCGACCGCGGACTGGGCCAGATCGCTTCCGCGGTTCGCGGCGGCGATGTCGGCCCCGGTGATCTGAAGCGCGGATGATCCGCCCATCAGGCTCGGAACGCGCCCGCTCGTGCCGGCGCCAGCGTAAGGCGAGGCAGGCTTGCCTATCAACGTGCCCGCGTCCATCCAGTTCTTCTCGAGCTTGAAGCCCTCGCCCAGCGCGTCGATGCGCGCCTTATAGCCCGCAACGGCCTGCTCCGCCTGCCGCCACGCGTCGCGCGCTTTGGTAACGGCCTCATAAGTCGCCGTGGCGTCGTCCTTCATGCCGAAATACGCTTCCCGGCTGGTCTTGGCGGTCTTTTCCGCCGAGCTGAGCAGCTCGTGCAATCCGGCTTCCGTGCCGCCGAACGCGCGTTCGTCGCCCGAGATCATGCCTGCGAGCGTCCCGTGCCGCTGCGCCTGAATCTGCTGCGCGAGTCCGCTGGTTGCCCCGAGCTCGGGTACCGGCGCGCCGGGCCGTCCGCTCAGAGCCATCCCGCCGAGGGCGGGGAAGAATTCCATCACCTTGGAGAAATCGGATTGTCCGTTTACGACGAATTCGAACGCCGCGGCCACCGGCTTCTCCATTTCGGTCCGCAATTGCTTCCAGCGCGTCTCCACGTCGGCGACCTGGCGGTTTACTTCGATCATTTGCTTGACCTGGTCTTCGCCAAAGCCGAACCCCGCCTCGCGGGCATGCTCGATGTTCTCCCGCAGCTCGATCAGGGTCGGTACCGCCTCGATCCCGACCTTCTTGAACAAATCCAGGGCCGCCCGATTGCGCTCCCATTCATTGGGCATCTTGTTCAGCCCGTCCGAAATCTGGAGCAGAACCTCGGAGGTCGGCGCAAGGCCCTCGCGCACCGCCCGAACGTCCACGCCGAAGCCGGTGAGGATGCTGCGCGCTTTGAGCGCTTCCGCCGAGTCCTCGGTAACCGCATTCGTCAGGCCGCGCATCATCCGCTCGAAGATGCCCACTTCGGCACCGGTCGCCCTCGCGGCGTATTGGAACTGCCCGACCTCCTTGGTGGTCAGGCCGGTGCGGAGCTGCATGTCGCGGATCTGCACGCCGGTTTCGCCCAGGCTCTTGGCCATTTCATAGCCGGCCGCGGCGAAAGCGGTTCCAGCGACGGCGGCGCCGGCGAGGACACCACCGACAGGTCCAAGCTTTTCCAGCATCCCGCCCAGCGCTCCCTGTGCCGCCTGCGCCGGGCGTTCGATAAAATCCGCGATACCTGCTCCAATCTGCTTGAAGCGGCCGGCGCCGCCCCCTTCCTCGGTTTTGATCATCTTGTCGTAGGCGGCGGTCACGCGGTCGATCATGTCCTTTTCGCTGCCGAGGCGCTTGATGTACTGGTCGCGCTGCGCGATCAGTTTGTCGACGCCGGTGCGGCCGTAAGCCACGGCCTGCTTCTCGATCGACTTCGTCAGGCTCTCCATGGAGTTGCGCGATTTGTCGTTCATCTTGAGCAGCAGGTTGGAGACGCGCTCGAAGGACCCCTGCAGCCGTTCGTTAGCTCCAGCGCTGCCTTTTTCGAAGCCCTCGACGGCCTTGTTCATCTGCGCCAGTGCGCCGACGACACTCCGCGGGTCGATCTCGAAAGCGATCTGTTCCTGGCCCATTGATGTTTGCTTTCTTCCTGCGGCCTTAGGCCGCGCGCTGGAATTTCACCACCGGCTGCCGGCGCAGCTCGGCGAGAACCGCCGCGTTGAGCGCATTGCGGTCCTTGGGCGAAACTCCGAACTGCTGCTCGCGCAGATTGTTGATGTGCGCGATCGCGTCGGCGCGCGCGTCGACGAAGCCGATGACCACGCGGTTCTCGCTGGCCGTCAGCACTTTCATGGACCGCATGGTGCGCCCGCTCCACTTCCAGTCGCGGATGGGCTGCAATCCCCGCGCCGACTTGTAATCCGGATAGCCGCGGTGGCCTCTGCGTCCGGGCTTCAACGGCCGCGCGGCTTCATCGTCCGCGTTTTCGCCCCGCGCGATCCGCGCCGCGATGCTGTCGAGCACCGCCTGGCCGATGCGCTGCATCTGATCGGCGGAGAACGGGCCGAGGACGAATCGGGCCTTCTGGATCTTGGTTTGGAACGCCATGGTTTCCTACTTCTGCGTCTCGGGCTTCGCCGGCGCGGCCGCCGGAGGCGCAGGCTGGGCGGGCTGGAAGCATTCGGGCCAGCCGGTCTGTTCATTCTCGCGGTAAAACTGGACGCCGCCGCAGAATTCGTAGGCCTTGTTCATGAAGAAATTGAGCAGGAGCTGGGCCTGGGAGACATTGCGCTGCTGCGCCAGGATCTGCTTCACCTGGTCGTCGCTCAGCTGGCGCTTAGGCGTCGAAGCCGCGGCCGGCGCGGGCTTCTGCTCCTGCGCCCTGACCGGCGGCGCCAGGAGCGCAGCCGCCAGCAAGATCCACGGAATGTATCTAGATATATTCATTTTCCCTTTAGGGCTGTCCCACGATGATGCTGACCGGAGTAAGCAGCCCTCCGGAGAGCTTCGCGGCGGCCACCAGCGTAATCAGCGGCAGATTTTCGGCCACCATCGCGACATGCGCGACCGGCAGCCGCGTCCCCGCGTCGCGCAGCGAGAAGAATTCGGACGCCGTGCCGAGATGCGCGCCCAGGCCGGCGGCCGCCGCTGTCAGATTGGAAGCATCCGAAGCCGCTCCGAAATGCGCGCCGAAGCCCGAGGCGGTCGCGACCAGGCTCGAAACATCCGAGGCCGACACGTGCAGATTCGCCAGGCGCGAGGTAGCATCCAGGGCGCTGAGCTCCTCGCTGACCAGCACGGCGGTGTTATGGGTCCGCGAGGCCGCATCCACAATCGAGAACGCTTCTGAAGTCTTAGCCTGGTGAACTCCCAGGCCGGCCGGCGCATCGCGCAGCGTCAGCGGATCGGAGCCGTTACCGAAATGGGCGCCCAGGCCGGAGGCCGCCGTTGTCAGATTCGAAGCGTCCGAAGCCGCGCCGAAATGCGCGCCCAGGCCGGAGGCCGCCGTTGTCAGATTCGAAGCGTCCGAAGCCGCGCCGAAATGCGCACCCAGGCCGGCGGCCGCCGTTCTCAGATTCGAAGCGTCGGAAGCCGCGCTGAAATGCGCGCCGAAGCCCGAGGCCGTATCCTTCGCGAGCAAAGCTTCCGCCGGCGCCGCGAAGTGCGAGGCTAGCCCGGTGGCGAAGTCAGACGTCGGCAAGCCCTCCGTCCCTGTCCCTGTGTATCCGTTGCCGGACGGACTGGGCGGAAACGTAATCCACAATTCGAGCAGATTGTCAGTGGCGGACCGGAATAGTCCGCGGGAGATCGCGTCCATCGCCAGCGCTTTATCCGACGGACTGCGAATCAGGGCCTGCCGGATGGCATTGGCGTCGAACATCGACAGCGGTTCGTTCGCGGAGGCGACAAAGCCGTGGATCTTCGCGTTCAGATCCACACTCGAAAGCCTATCGGCCGCCGTGCCGAAGTGCGCGCCCACGCCCGCGGACGCATCCAGCGCCGGCGCACTGTCCGTCACCGAGAGATGCAAGGCCGCTTGCCGGGATGTCGCGGCCGACAGCGGCAGCAATTCGCTTACGCTCGTAAAGCTGCTATGGGTGCGCCCTGCCAGGTCCAGGATCGAGACCACATCGGCCGCCGCGCCGAAGTGCGTGCCGAGCCCCGCGCCGGCATCGAGCATGGCGACCGCGTCGGTCGTGGCGACGGTATATAACGATCCTCCCGAACAGCCGCCGCCGGAGTTGCAGACGCTCAAGCCGGCCAGAGCCGGGTTAGTCGGTGTAGACCACGTATGCGTCACGCTCGCCGCGCCGGTGGTCGCATAATCGGCGCCCGCTCCGTAATTTCCTCCCGAATTGCTGCTGATCTTGGTCTGCGTCGTGCTGGTGGCCGAGCCCGGCCCGGAATTAAGGCACGTGGTCGATTTGTCGTTGGCGTTGCTGGTGATCGTGATCGCGCTCGTCGTGCTGGTGTTATACGAACCGCTGCGGACGGGATTGGTCTGGTCCACGCCGCTGTACTCCTCGAGCAAGGAGTAAATGTCGTTCACGGTGCCCGACGTGGTGACCGCAAAAACATGGGTCCCGGTCGGCGGGTTCACCAAGTAAAACAGCTGAGCGTAAGCCTCCGAGGTGCCGTTTAGAGCCGCGGACCCGGCGGAAGTCATCGCCACGGAGTTGTACGTGACCGAGGAAACCGATGCTCCCGAAGCCTTGTCGAATGCGACGCAGGCGATCGCTACGGTGTTCGTGCCGGAGTTGATGATCGCGTTATTGCTGGTCGGCGATGCGGTGTCGTTGTGCATCGTGTTGCCGGTCGCAACGAACGCCACCTGCGCTCCGGCAGGGAGGCCTAGCAGCAGAAAGAGGAACGCTTTACGCGGCATCTTTCACCGATTTCGAGACCGTCGGCGCGCCGCCGGAATTGTTGTAGCAGCCCGCCGCATCGAAGCCCTTGATGTGCGGATAGGAGAATGTGCCGGACGAGATTCCAGGATTCGAAGCGGCCGCATAGCTGAACGTGGTGGACGTCACGGCGGTCACGAGCACCGTGCCGCTGGTCGGAATGCCGGAGACTTGATCGCCCACTAGCAAGGTATGCGTACCGACGGTCAGCTCCTCGGTTCCGGCCGAGAAGCTTCCCGCGGTGATCGTGTAGGTCGTGGAATAAGCCGGGTCGTCCGCCGCGTTGGCAAAGCAGACTCCGGCAGGAATCGTCGACGCGTGCCCGGTTGGGTCGCTGGCCGTCACGTCCGGGCCGATAGCGGGCCAGGGGATCGTCACCCACGGGTTGGTCCACCAGGCGGGCTGGCTGTTCACGATAAAGCTCGCGGGCAGCGTGTGGTTGGCCGGGACCGTCTGGTCCGACGGAATCTCCGATGAATTCCAGCGAGTCCCCGTCGCGGCGTCGTTGTTGCCCCACAGCAGCAGCGTGGTTTTCACCGCCGAGTCGGAAGCGACGCCCCCGGAGTTGCTATCCAGGAATCCGCTCCAGCCGGTCACCAGGTTGCTGGCGTTAGGCGTTCCGTTGGAGGCCGATTCGTCGTCCCAGTAAACCGTATTCTGGCCGCCCGTCCCGATGACGTTGCCGATCGTGCTCCATTTCCTGGCGTAGCTGTTCAGGTTGATCGGGACGGTGTTATTCGACTTCTGGACCAGGCTCGCGTCCTCGTTGCCCTTGATCCGGTTGCGGAACGCCGTCAACAATCCGCCGACCCCGTGGACATCGTCGCCGGTGAACTGGGTGGCATAGTTGCCTTCGGCCAGGTTCATATAAGTAAAAGCGTCGTGGCCCAGGAAGTTGTCGCCGCCCAGGATCGTCGCGGGGTCGGCGTAGTTATCGAAGTTGTAATTGTAGGCCGTGACGGTCCCTTCGTCCGCCCCACGGATGAAGCCGGTCCCCATGTGCTGGAAGATCGAATTGATGACCAGGTTGTCGGCGGCCTCGTAATCCTCTCCGCCGTACTGGCACGAATCCGGTCCGGTGTTGACGAAATAGCTGTTCTGGACGGTGACGTGGTTCGAGAACTGGTTCCAGAAGTGGTTGCGGACGCTGTTGGACGCGCCCGCCGCTACCTGCGGACCGATCGAGCGGACATTGCTGATCCAGGTCCCGTAGGCGTTGTAGTTATTCACGCCGCTGAACGGATTGCCGCACGAGTACCCGGTGACGGCGGTGAAATCCAGGGTGATGTTCTGGATGCCCGAGTTCGTGATCTGGGTGCCCGTCCACCAGGCGCCGGGAGACTTGCCGCGAATGGCCCAGTTGGCCGCATAGAGCGGGGGCGTGACCGTCACCAGGTAGGGTCCGGAGCCGGAGATCGAAACGACTTTGACGAACTGCTGCTGGCTGGAATTGACTCCTCCGATGGTCCGGCCCGCACTGCCGTTGCCCGAGCCGCCGTTCGTAGCGAACGTGCCGATGAGGTCCCCGGAGAAAGGATCGGTCCCGCTCGGCAGAGTGGTGTCGTTCGGCTGATCCAGGATCAGGATCTGTCCGGCGGCCAAGGCCACGCCGGTCGACTGGTGGTCGATCAGGATCTGCGTCGATCCCTGGGCGAAGCCCTCGACCCAATTGGCGCACTGCTGCGTCGTTCCGCAAGGAGGCGTGATGATCGCCGTCCCGTCTCCAATGTTCGCCCCGGCGAAGCCGACGGAGGCTGTTCCGCCGGCACAATCGGAACCATCGGAAAACACTATCTTTGTTGTTTTCGGACTGGCTGCGCGGAGTTCAGTATTCGACCCCACGCAAATTCCATTAGCCAGATAGAACGTCCCAGTCCCCAGCATCACGTAAGTGCTGGAGGCGCATCCCGTGTAGCCCGTCCCGGTGTGATTTAGGGCATTGATGATCGTATTCGGCGAGGCGGGGGAGCCGCTCGTCCCGTAAGCCGAGATAGTCGCTCCGCATTGGCTCCAGCTTGCCGATGGGAGCACCAGGGCGGTCTTGTCTTCGCCCGGCACGCCCGCCTTGGTCCAGTCGATCGCGCGCCCCGAGTTCAGGATCGGCGACCAATTCCCCGTGATGGCCGGCTGAGGCGGGAGCAGCGGCCACGGACAGACCGCCGGGCCGACGCAGAAGAACCATTTGTCATAGAAGTTATGGTTCGTCGTGAAGGTGCCGACGTTTCCGCCCGAACGCCCGAGCTGAACAAGCGCGGGAGGCTGCGTTCCGGACTCGGCCGCGACCCCGTTGATCTCCGCTACGCCGTTCACGGCGGACAATACCGGACGCAGGGCTGCGTCGTACAGCCGGTATCCGTCCTGGCCGCTGCCTCCGGGCGTGTTGTAGCCGGCGAGGAAGTACCAATTCCCCACGCCGTTAGCCCAATTACAGCCGGTCGCCGAGCTCGACTTGAGCGGGAAGTAATCGGTGTGATTGGTCATCCCGCAGCATTCGATGTTCAGGCCGATCACGCCGGACGCCTCGGCCGGCTCCAGCGAAAGGTTCGTGAAATTCATGCTCCCGGCCTGGTCGAGGGTGGCGACGTCGTACCAGGAGCTCGTGTTGCCGGTGCTATCGGGAATGTCCGTGCAGAACCAGCCGCCGAAGCTGGCCATGCGGTTCTGGCGCAGGAATTGCGGCCAGTTGATCTCTACGGTCTGCTGGTCGCTGGTGGTGGAGATGGTGTTGTAGCGGAGCTGGGTGCCGCCCAGATCGTCCGTATACGTCGCCCCCGCCGTGTTCCCGTTTCCGCCATAGCAGAAGCGGATCGGATTCGGGTTCACGTGGTGGCCAGCCGTATCCCAGACCAGGTTGTCGGTGCCGTTGGGCGTCGCGACGCTCATCCCGTCGCCCGAGCCGGTCGAGATCCATGGCGCTCCATAGATCGAGGCCTGAAGCGTGGAGTTGGTGACCTGGTTCCCCGAGGTGCCTCCCGAGAAGTCGATCATCGTCAACTGGCTGCAGGGCAGCGTGACGCCGATGCCGAAGCTGATGGCCAGCACCGTCTCGTGGGCCGGGGTCGCGGTCGCGGTCCAAGTGGGAGCCGCCGCGGAGGTCGTGTTCGCGTTGACCGCGACGCCCATGCCGCCGGCGAACACCGCGTTGGCGCTGTAGGGGCTGCTGACAGCGGTCACGGATGTGCTGGCGATGGCCGCTTCGATCACGAGGCACTGCGTACAGCTCAGGGTCAGCGCCAGCCCACTGAAGGTCGTCGCGGACACGGCGCGGGGCGTGCTGTCGAGCGGCTCCAGGTACAGCGTCCCGGCCGGCGGAGTGACGACTACCAGAACGACCGAGCCGCCGCCGTCGGTGGTCCCGCCGTCGTTATTTGCGAAAGTGACGGTGACCGTGGCGTTGGAAATGGCGGTGGCCCCAATCACATAACAGGCATCGAGCCAATTGGTGGAGACGAACTCCGCGCCGTTGATCAGCCCGCTGGTAAGGCATGTGCCGCCAGCGCTGATGCTGGCGATGGTTGTGCCGACCGTGGTGCCCCCCGCTGTGCCGGTACCCGCCACGGCCACGACCAGATCTCCGGAATTGATCGTTACGTTGGGAATAGCGCAGGTAAGGCCAGCGGCGCAGGAACCGTTCGAGAAGAAATGAACGGTGCCGAACGTCTGCCCGAAGCAGGCAGAAGCCAGCAGGAGGAACGAAAGTAGCCGTGGCATCGATTGTCGACAATCGTTAGAAGTAGACCGTCTCCGTCAGCTGGAACGTGTCTCCGTTATTCAGGGAGACCGGGGTGAACGTGCCTTCAAAGCACATGGTTCCGGACGAGGAGGCCGTCAGGACGCCGAACGCCTGCGCGGATTGGCTGGCGGTGGCCGTCCAGGTGTGCACCAGCGTGAATTTGCCGAAATTGGTCAGATTGCTCCCGGGAATCGTGACCGACAAGAGCGTGTTGCTCTCGTCGTCCTGTTCGCAGGCCAGCGCGGCGGAGCAGTCGGGGTTGCCCTGGACCTGATCGGTCACCGTGCCGGAGGGCGCGGTGCTGGAGGTCGTCCGGTAGACCTGATAGGTGCTTGCGCCGTTTTGGCCGGTCCATGTGATGGTGTTGAAGTTGGTGGCGCTCAGGGTCGCGTTGGCGGTGGTGATGTTATTGCTCGCCGCCGAGGGCGTGGTACAGATGCCCTGATTGCAGGCTGCGACCCAATACCAGTAGGAGGTCGATCCAGCGGTGCCGAGCACGGAGGCGGTGGGCGCGGCGGGAACGGAAAGCGTGGTCGAGGCATCGGTGTATGTCGCCTGCGCGCGAGCCAGACCGTTGGTGGTGATCTCGCCGGAGAGCGTGGTGTCCGCCTCGGCCGGAGTGAACGCGGTGTTGGTGAGCGCAATATTATTGCACTGGTTGTTCACCGCCGGCGTGCTGGTGTCGCCCATCAACTGGGACTGCCAGGTTGTCCCGGCGCTGGTCCGCATGTTGTGCGTCTCGCCGGAGAAGAACAGTTCCCCGCACTCCTCCGTCTTCAGGCACCCGGGCACGGGATGCCTGGCTTCGACGTGAACCGGATGCGTCAACGCCCAGAGCGCTTCGGATTGCTCCAGACCCGTTGAAGCCGCCACCGGCGCCGTGGCTCCCTTGGCCGGCCGCTTGAAATTCCACCATTTGCGCCAGGGCGTGATTTTCACCGCCATCGGCCGCCCCGGAGCCGGCTGAATCATCAGCGGATGCGCCGCCCGGGTAACTACGACCGAGGCCTGATCGTGCGCCCCGGACTTGTCGGAGCCCTGCGCGAACAGGCACGCGGCAGCTGCCGCAAACGTAAGTATTCTTACAATCGGTTTCATGTCTCTCCTTGAATTCAGTGCGAACCGACCGGCTCACTGCGGCCGCATCGCCGTCCACTGCAACGTCAGCGCTCCCGGCGTCACCGAAGAGGCCAGCTGGTTGCAGACGTTGATGTTGATGGTGTTGGTGGTGATGTAATGCGAGATCTCCAGGCCGCCGCTGCCCGGCACGTAGCCGGCGATGCCGAAGATGTTGGTGGTCGGCATCAGGTAGACCACGTCCTTGGTGGGATCCAGTCCGGTCACCGTGATCGTGGTCGGCGTGGCGCAATTCGGCGCGGCGCCGATGCTGGACGTGGCCATGGCCACCTGCCCCGATCCGAGCAGCAGGCCCAGCGTCGACGCGTTCCCTCCGGCGTTGGCGATGTTGACGTTCTGGTTCGCCGTCACGTTGACCGGATTGAACTGCGTCACGAATCCCGTGGCGTTCCGCATCTGGATGCCGTCGAAGCCCACGCCGAACTGCTGCACGCTCAGGTTGCCGTTGCCGTTGCAGGGGCTATTCGTCATCGCGGCCAGGCACTGCGCGTACAGCCATTGGTGGGTCCCGGCGAGCGTGGCGTTGCTATCCGGCTCCGAATCCCAGAACGAATACATGGGGTGCTGAGCCGAGCCGCCCCATACCGAGGCGATCATGCCGACGTTCTGCGATTTGACGTTCGTCCCGCTCGTCGCGGCGGCAGTGGGCGTCAGCCAGAAGCCGTAATTGCTGTTCCCGTAGGCGTTGTAGCCCAGCATCGCCAGGGGATTCTCGGTTCCGCCGCCGGTCTCGAGATCCAGCTCAAACGTCCCGCCGTAGAGGTTTCCGTAGGTGCCGAAGGAGACCTGGTGAAAAACCAATTCGTCGGAATTCGAGCCGTTCTTGATGCCCTTTAGGCCGAAATAGGCGTCGCGCGAATTGGTGTAGTTCCAGATCTGCAAACCGCTGGCGTCGAGCATCGCGCCTTGCGTGTACCCATCCCCGCCGACTCTATCGAGCGCGGAAAAGCAGCCGGCCGTCGTCTCGGCGCCGCCATTGCCGAAACCGCAGGCCTTGAACAGCCCGTTGCTGTCCGTGCCAATGCTTCCGCCGGTGTTTTGCCAGATCCACGATCCGCTGGTCGACGGCAGCAGTCCAGCTCCCAATAAGAGCTTGGTGGAGGGAAACTGCAGCAGGTAATTGAACGTCGGGTTGGAGCCGCCTGCATTTCCGCCGTCCGCCAGGAAGGCATTGAAGGCCGGCGCGGCCATCGACCCGTTATTTCCGGCCATCAGGTTCTGGACCTGGAAAATGTTGCCCTGCGGTTGTCCGCCGTTATTGGCCACATTCATGAACGCCCGATTCAGCGTGCCCGGCGTGTAGCTGTTCAGGAAATAGTTGAAGCCGGTGTTGTCGGGATACGGAGAAACAGCCAACTCCACCGTGTCGCCGTTCGACCATGTCGACGTGTTCGGCGTCAGCCAGACGGTGCTGCCGGTAATCGCCAACGTCCGGCCGCACGGATAGACTGCGTAAGTGCTCCCGGTATACGTTGGGCCGTGATAGGAGCCGGTTCCCGGGAGGTCGAAACTGAACCAGCCCATGCTGGTGTTGCTGTTGACGCCGCCTCCAAAGCCGCCGATCTCCCAATAGGAGCCCAGCGCCGCCGTTCCGGATCCGAACGGCGAATATGTCTGATCCTCCGCGGCCGCGCGGCCGCAGCCGGGGCTGTTGGCTTCGCCTCCGACCATACCCGTCGTCCAGGTGGTCCCGTGGCCCACGACCGTCGTCGCATTGTTGGCCCGGTCCAGCGTGCCGGTGGTGTAGGATGCGCCGCTGAGGTCCACAAGCACGCGGTCCTGCCCGAACGCATACACGCTCGTGAGCGGAAGACCCAGGCTCGGCCGTACCGTAGCCCCGCTGGAATGGTTATTTGTCCAGACCGCAGTGATCGAACCGAAAGTGATCCCGGTCAGCACGAAGTCCTCGTAGTTGTAATACCCGGTAGGCCCGTTCCAATCCGCCGTGAGGTGATCGCCGACCATGCAGCCGGTGGTATTCGGTGTCACTGTTACGGTCAGGCTGACCGGAGGCGAGTTCGCCGGAATCACGACCGCCTGAGACAAGGTCATGTTCGGACAGCCCGACCGTACCGGCGCGCCGCTGACCGTGGTCTTGACGATGAAGCCCTGCTGCTGCAGGCGGCTGACCACGCTGAATCCGCGCCCCTCATCGCCGGCCACGCTCGCGCCGGCGTAGGTGAGCGTCGTGCTCTCTCTGGCTACATCCCCCATCCCGTATTTGGTGAGCGTGTAGTTGTGCATGATCGCCTGGCCGGAGCCGATGACGCTCATGCCTTCATTAGTCACGGACTGGGTGATCTTGGCGTTCGTCCCGCCGCCGTATTCGCTGTTTCCCCAGCCGACGTTCACGTTGATGTCCTGGCAGTACTGCGCCGTGAAACCCACGTTCAAAGTGGTGTCGGTGCTCGCGTTGAACGTGCACGCGAAATCCTGCCCGGAATGCAGGTTCGGACTGTTAAGAGCGTTCGGATTCGTGAGGGAATAGCCGAATCCGCCGCCGCCGGCGTTGTCGGTGAACGTCGTGCGGTAGCCGCCCATGTTGAGCGCCTGATTCGCCAGGGGATTCTGCAAAGCGGACCAGGGCGGCGTGCCGCTCGAAGGCGTGCACCATCCGGTAACGCCCGCGAGGTTGCACAGGACCTGTCCGTTCGTGGATCCCGTCACCGAAATCTGGCGCGGCGCGAAGGAGAGAGTCGGGCTTCCCGGATAATTGACGGTGACTTCTTTGATCGTGCAGAAGCTGGAGGAAGCGCACTGGCTGGAGGGGAGGGTCGGAACCGACCAGTAGGTGGTGATGGACTGGCTACCCACGGTAAGCATCACCCGATAGGTCAGGCCGCTGGACGTCGCATGATCCGTCGGGACGAGCGGGATGTTGACCACTCCGGCGACCACCTGGTAGATCTCGCCGATCAGCGGACTTTGGGCGACGCTGGCGCCGTTGTAGGTGAATTCGGCCCAGGCGACGGCGATGGTGCCGTTCACGAGCGCTCCGTTGGCGCCGGGCGCGAGCGTGTCGGAGATGGTAGTGTACGGCGGAGTCTGCGCGAGCGCGCACACTGCGAGCGCCGACGCCAGCGCCAACTTGAAGAGGGTCCTCACGTGTTTCCATCCGGGCGGACTGCCGGCGGAGCGGGCTTTGCGGCGATCCGGTCCCTATCGTTTTCCTGAGCTTCCCGGACGCAGCGATCGCGCTCCTCTTTCAGGGCCCGGAGCCCGTTCACTTCCTCCGCGCTGACGTCGCTCCAGGGGATCGAAAAGCGTTCGATCAGGAACTCCAGCTCGAGCAGCCGGCCCAGCAGCTGGCCCGCGGCCGAGTGCGCCCGGGCGTGCTCCAAATCGTCCAACTGGCAGCGCGGGCAGCGGTTGACGGTGGCCGGTAACACGCCGCAGGAAGGGCACATTCCCGGACGCGTTACGTCGGCGGCCTTCCAGGTCAGTCCACAGCGCCCGCAGGCGACTTCTTCCGCCGCGGGGCAGGCCTCCGCGCCATCGTCGCCGCCGTGGCACAGCCGTCCCGGCCGGAGCGAGCAATAGATCAGGAACCGCAGCGTCGGCCGCTCCGGCCACTCGTCCGGCTCTAGGAGTTTGGGTCGAACGCCGGATCGAGCTCTTCGATGGCGTGCACCAGCTCGATCGCGATCGCGAACTTGTGATGCGCCGGGACCTCGGTCCCGTCCGCGTATCCGGAGGAGCTCTGAACCGCCGCGTCGTACAGATCCATGGTCGATTGCGTTCGGTAGCGCAGTTCTTCCTGGTTGTGCGGCAACTCGCGCGATTTGACCACGGTGCGCTTATAGTCGGCGAGCTGCCGGGCCGTGGGAATGCCCAGGACGTGGACGCTCTCTCCGAAAGGCGTCTTGAGCGTCACCGTATAGCCGTCGCTCGATCGCTCGCAGTCCACGACTTCCGAGGAAGTCAGCTTCTGGATGGCGTTCCGCGCCTCGAACTCGTCGAAATCGTCTCCCGAGAGCCGCAGCTGGGCGAACAGATCCAGGTCCGCTTTGGCGTTGGGGAGCGTTTCGGTCTGGGACTGGCGCCGGCCGATCATGCGCCGGATGGTCTTCTGCGCGTCCATGTGGGCCGCGATTTCATCCGACTTGGGCAGCCGAAGGAAGGCTTCCTTCTTGGGATTCGCTACCGTGAAACGGAAGCCGCCTTCGGGCATTTCGCCATAAAGCATTCAGTTTTCCCCTTTTGTGGACCAGTAAGCGCCGCTTACTGGTTCGCTATTGCCCGATGCCGGTGATGGCGCAATTCGCGGTCACAGTCACGACGCCGTTGCTGGACTGGTACTGCGGGATGATGGTCACCGTGACGTCCACGATCCCGTCCGCTTCTCCGTTCACCACGACGCCGTAGGAAATCTGCTGCCAGGTCCAGGTGACCGAATCGTTGGCGTCGTACTGGACGGTGACCACGGCCGTTCCGGTGGTCTGGGCGACCAGCTTGGTGTATTCGTCGGAGGCTTGCAGCAGCCGCGCCCGGAAGGAGAACGTCGGGACGCGTGCCCCGATTTCCAGCCGGCCGCGGATGGCGGCGCCGCTTTGGATGCCCGAGCCGGGGAAGAAGCCCGTATTCAACAGCAGGTTGTTTTTCCAGCCCAGGCTGACGCTGAGGATCTTCTTGGTGCCGACGTAATCCACGCCGTTGATGGTGATCGCGGCCGACCCGGAGAGCATGTGGTGCTCGGTGGTCAGCGCCGGCGCCGAGACGCCCGAGGGGCTCGTGAGTTTTCCGGATCCCACCCACTTGACGGTGCATTTGTGGGTCGCGCGGCCGGCGCCGTAGGTGATCTCATTCATCACCTCCTCTATCGCGCAGCCGATGTAGGCGTTGTCGATGGAATTGCCGCCGCCTTCGGCCATCTGCTCCACGACGGTCAGATAAGGCAGCTCGATGGTCGTGCCGGGATTGATGGGCGTGAGCGTGTAGGCGTAAGGCCCCGAACCGGTCTGCGCGACGTTGCCCAGCGCGTAGGCCCAGGCCCAGACCACGAATTCCGTGGTGCCGTACTTTTCCAGGTCCCCGCTGGTTTCAAAGGAGACGGGATAGACGGCGGTCGCGAACTCGTGACCTTTTCCGATTTCCGGCGCGTCGTTCTCGGTGGTGAACATCGGGCTGGCGATCTGCGCGTTCAGCTGCTTGAAGGTCAGGAAGCTGGACGCGATCGTGGTAATGCTGGTCTGCTTCGCCTTGCCCAAGGCGAGGACCTTTTGTTGAATTCTCGACGCCACGGACTATTCCTCCGCCTTTTTGGCTGGTTGCTGGCCCGCGGCCGCCGGCGGATCGCACTGCTGATAGCCCTGGACCATCAGCTTGACCAGCTCCTCTTGGGTGTGCACCTCTACGGGCGCTGCCTCGTGCGGATGCTTCAGCCAGACGTTTTCCATGTCAGTTGTCGCCTATCTCCGGGATGACAAAGCTCCCGATCAGAAAATCGAGACCGTCCGCATCCGTGTGCCTCTGCACGCTGGGCGTGTCCATGATCTCGAGCGTCGGCGGGATGATCTGGATTTGCCGGATGTTTTGGGCCCCGCCATTGACCCCGCCGTTGGTGATGGTCCACCAGATGCTGTCGTAGCCCGCCGGAGGCACGCGCCCGGCTTGATTCGCCAGGCGGACGTAGATTCCGATCTGGTGGCGCAGAATATCGGCGCCATTGAAGGTCGCGGCCTGCGTGCCTTCCCAGGCTACCAGCACCCCGGGAGCCTTCAGCTCGTGAATCGCAAGCGCCAGGGGCACGTTCAGGCCGTACTGGTCGTGAAAGGCCGCGATCCGCTCGATATCGCCGTTCATGGCGGTGGCCAGATCGGCGATGGTTTGAAGCGCGGCCACCACCGCGTCGACGATCACCGCGGGGTTGAGCATTATCCGTTGCGCCTCAGCTTCAAGACCGCGCCGCCTTCGATGTCGACCTCGACCTTTCCGACGTCGTAGTTCACGCCGTCGATGGAGATCTGGTCGCCCATCAGCGGCTGCGGCGTGATGTTTTTGTAGTCCACCCATAAACGCACGGCTGAAACGCCGGCCGCGCTGCCCGGAAGCAACTCCTCCTCCATCCCGGGGTTCTTGATGACCCCGGTGATGGAAAAGGTGTGTCCAGGTTGGGAGGCGGGAGAAAGAAGAATCGCCGGGATGCCCCAGGTCGCGAGAAACTGCGCGTGCGCCCGCTCGACGCTATCGGTCCAGGGCATGGCTCAGAAACTAGCCGAGGGTGAGGATCGAATAGTAGACCGTAACAATCGCCGTCCCGTTGCCGGTGGTGAAGGCGCCGGTCCCGTTGGTGATCTCCAGGCCGGTAGCCGTAGGCGGCTGGATCACGGCGCTCGGAGGCGCGAGCACGTTGTTGGAGGAGCTGGCGCTGTTAATGGTCGCGGCGGGGACGTTGCCCGCGTGAGGATTGACGGAGGTCCCGTGATACTGAAACGTCACGGCGCCGCCACTGGCGAACTGAGTGCTGCCGGCCTTAAACTGCACGACGATCTGGTCGATCACCAGGACTTGGCCCGCGGCCGGCGCCGGCAGAATGGGAACCGGCGTTCCATTCATGGCCAGAATGTTCGCCGCGGAGAGGGCCACGGTCGCCTTTTGGAGCAGGCCCGGATCGATGTCGCTGGAGCCGATCAGCGCGAACGACGTCGGCGTCAGACGCACGCGGACCGTGGCGTCTCCCGAGCCACCGCCCAGCGCGTTGGTGCCGCTGGGATTGGTCAGTGAAGCATAGCCGATTTCCAGATTGGCCACGCCGGCCGCGGTCGTGCGCGAGGACGTGCACTGCCCCAGGGCGTCGTTCCAATACACCTTGTCGCCCTCGTTGAAGGTGCTGGTGTCCTTGGCCAGGTCGAACACGCCCTGGACCATGCCGGCCAGAGCCGCGCCGGACAGAACCGTCTCCACCGCGACGGCGAAGATGTTGCCGACCTTGAAGCCGCCCCCGCCGTTGACGTTATACGGGGCCAGAAAGTCGAGGGTTTCCCCACGATGCACAAAATTCTGCATATTGCCTTGTCTCCTTGTTCGGGGAAAGGCGGGCCCTCTTGTTTAGGGCTGGGCCGCCTCGTCCTTGATTTCCGGGTTTTACGCCCCCGCGTTTTGCTGCCAGCCGCGGTAATCGATCGCGGCGGCCGCGAAGTCCAAACGGGCCTTGATCTCGACGCCGTCGACGTCGAAGCCCTGGCGGGTTTCGATGTAGACGCCTTCCTGGCCTTCCAGGTAGCAGTACTCCAGACCGTCGATCTGGGCCGGATCGGCCACCGCGTACCAGGCCGTGCCGCTCGCGGCATCCAGACGGGGTTCGATGACCGGGATCATGCTGCGCACCCAGCTCGGGACCACCTTGGTCAGATCCGAAGACGCGATATCGATCGGGTAGACGGCTTGCAGCAGGTAGGTTTCGAGAGCCGCCGGGCCGCAGAGGAATCGCGGGACCAGATTCAAGGGGGTCCCTTGAGGACCGCTCTGCAGCCGGAGCTGCTTGCGGGCGGCGGCCAGCGCGCCAAGCGCGTTGGTGATGATGCTGCTGCTGGATCCGGTCAGGACGTTGTTGTGGGCGGAATTGAACATCGCCACGTTATCCACCTGCATCACCTGGTTGCCGGTGATGACGGCCCAAACGGTGTCGGACTCGAGGCGCGCGGCGGCCACGCCCAGGATCGCCGGGACGCGGGTGAACGCCTGCAGGTCGTCGTTGATGATGACCTTGCGGGTGATGGCCACTATCTCGCCGTAGGTGGCGAGCGAATAGTTCTGGTTCGAATCGGTGAGATTCGCCCGGTGGTATTCGCCCTTCTGGTTCAGCTTCTGCAACGCCGAGGCGTCGCTCAACTGCACGCGATTGATGGGCTTGAAGTCGGCCGCCGTGACCTGCTTGGCGAGCGGCTGGAAGCTGCGCGGCCAGGCCTCATAGGCTTGCCGCAGCGTCTTGTTGGCAACGTTGGCCAGAATGCTGGGGAAGTCGGTGGTCGATTCCGCGCCGCCGGAGAAGGATTCCGACTGGATGCGGCCCTCGGAGAGGGCGCGCTGGGCGAGTTCCATTTTGCTCATGCCGCGGGGATTGATGCCGCGCAGTTGGAGCGATTCGCGAGCCATCTCGAGCAGCGAGAAGCCGCGGTAATTGCGCCCCTGCTCCTCCAGCCGCCGCTGATAGTCCGGTCCGCGCCCGTCCAGATATTCCCCGGTGGGCTCGCCGCTGGAGTTCAGCCTCTTGGCCATGCCGAATTTCGGGTCGTGCCGCAGGAGCAGGGCGGACTGCATCTGCGCCAGGCGGGTTTCGCCGGCTTCGCGGGTGATCACGGCCTCGCCGGTGATGCGGAAGTCTTCGCCCTTGGCGTCCTGCTCCCCTTTGACCGCCAGTTGCGTCATGATGCTCTTGCGGGCCTCGTCGGCGGAGATCCCGTCGCCGATGAGTTTGGCGACGAAGGTCTCGTCCAGGGCCTTGAAAGGAGCCGCCATGGCGCGAATGTCACTTACGCGCTGCCGCTCCGCCTTAACTGCCTCGTCGCGCGCTGCGGCGAGCTGCTGTTCTTCCATGTTGTGCTCCTCCACTGATTTGGAAGCGCTTGTTGCGCTCCCGATTGTTCCGCCGCTGGCGGACAAAAACGCCGTGCTGAAATCGGCCGGCACCGGGCACGGGGAGATTTCGAACGGCTCCCAATCGGTAGCCGCGAACATCCCCATTTCATTCGGATTGGAATACTGCGGCGCCCCTTCCGGCAGCGGATTGCCCGCGCTCAGCTTCTCCCGGTCGTAGATCCAGGCGCCGAAACTCAGATTCTGGACGATGCCGGCGGAAACCTTCCGGAACAACTGGGCGGCGTCCGGATCGCCCAGATCGAACTGCAGCGTCGCCGTGCCCTTGGTCCCTTGGGCCTGCGCCTTGCGGACCACGCCGACCTGAGCTTTCGTCCCGGTCTTGCCCGCCATGGCGGACTTGAAATCGTCCCCGGTGAAATGCGTATCGAAGACCGGAGCGCCCGCGTTCAGGCGGTCCAGCCTGGCGCCGGCCATGTCGAGCCACAGCATGCAGGGATCGCCCGTGTCCGGATCGCGCCGGGAGACCCATTGGCCGCCATACCAGACGCAATCGATGGTTCCGGCCTTCAGATCGACCGTGCTGGGCACGAATTCGGCGATACTGCCGCCGTCGACTTTGCCGCCGAAGTAGTCCTCGGGGCCGATCTCGCCCGCGGCCTTGAGGTCGGGAGCCTTCATTCCCGCGTCCTTGTAGTGCGCCGCGAGGTGCGCGTGCACGCCTTTGCGGTCCGCATCCGGGACGCTCAGTCCGCCGCCGTTCAGCCGGCCCATGGCAGAGGCGACGCCCTTCATGTTGGCCGCGCCCACGGTTCCGTCCGCGGACACGTTGTGGTGCGGCAGCTTGTAGGCGTCCTTGGTTTCCGGATCCTTGGACGGGTCCACCCAGGCGTGCATGGCGCGCAGCGCTTCCTTGGTGGGCTTGTCGCCCAGCCGCTTCAGGTTCGCGCCGGCGTCCCAGGCGCCGTCCTTGTCGACGGCCGTATGCTTCACGCCGATCGCTCCGAGCTCTTCCGGCGCCGTTCGGCGCCCCGTTTTGAGATCGCTCATGTTGTTCCGTCCGCTAGTTCAGTCCGAGCTGGACCTTGACGTATTCGGTTTCGCCCATCAGCGCGATCTGGGCGAGCTGGCGCTCGAGCCAATCGATGTGATCGTCCTCATGCCACTTGATCCAGTGCTCGAACTTGTTGCGCGTGTTGTCGTCCTTGGCTTCGAGCGCCAGCACCGCATAGCCGTTGTAGGCGTCCACGATGGCCGTCTCGGCGTCCAGGGCCTTCTGCAGGATGTCCGTGAGGGTCGCCCGCGTGGCGGCGTTCGCGGCGCCGTAGGCCGGGTCGGCTCCGAGGAAGAAGATCCGGTCCGTGATTTCCTTGAGATACGACTCCGCGTCTTCGCCGAAGCCGCAATATTTGTCGGCCAGCTTCTTGAGGCCGCGGTAGCGCAGGTCGCGCTTGTCCAGGTGATACTGGACGTTCAGCCGCGCCTCCATGGAGGCCGCCTGTTGCAGGACACCAATGACCTTCGGATCGCCGTTCATGAATCTCCTTCGATACCAGGAAATACCAGGATTACCGCCCGCCGAATTCCTCTAAGCTGTGGCAACGAGAGCCCTTGGGTTTTCTTTCTACCAGCTTTTACCACCTAGTTCACATACAGCCGGGAGCTGGATTCCCATCGCCGTGATCCATGCCTTAACGCCTGGGCGGTCAAATGGTCGGCCGCGCTCGCGAGCTGCCCGGCCTGGTGGCGAACTTCCTCCGCGGTCATTCCTTGGCCGGGCGTACCGCTCAGGCCCTGGCCCTTTGGCGCTCCCACCGCCGGCTTCGCGCTGGGCGTTCGTTCCTCGGTTCCGGCGGGCTGCTCCTGTCCGCGGTCGGTGACGTTGCGCGGGTCGCAATCCAGGATGATTTCGAGCTTGTCCAGCTTGGCGTTGATGCGCGCGATTTCCTCGAGCTGGCCGTCCGGGTCGTAACCGTTCTGGGCGATGGCTTCGGTCAGCGTCAGCACGCCCATGCGGATCCGCTTCAGGTCCGCCATCGTGTCTTTCAGCGGATCGACGCTCTCGAACTTCGGCGCCGTCCACTGGGTGGCGTATAGACTCAGCTTTTCATCGTCCACGGCCGCCGCCGGGATCTTGCCCTGGAGCACCAGCGTGTCGATGAACCTGCGCCGCACGGGCGAGCAGAACATCGGGACCAGCGTCAGCCAGCGGTAGCCCTCGATGGTGTTGCGGAAGCCCAGCATGCCGCCGCGCCACGAGGAATAGGTGGTCTGCGACAAATCCCCGGTCATCACTTCATACGGCGTGCCGATGCCGGCCGCGATGCGGTGCAGCTCGGTCTTAACGTAGTCGCTGTAGCCCCCGGCGCCCTGCGGATTGTTGAATCTCACGTCCTGGCCGGGCTTCAAATATTCGATCATGGCCGGCTCGAACGACTCCACCTGGTTATCGTTCTGCGGATCCGTGTCCTTGATTCCCAAAGGCGTGCCAGCGATGCCTTCCGGCTGCGTAACGAAGGCGACCACGCACGCTTCGATCTTCTTCCGCACGCCCTCGGCGTCCCGGTAGTCGTCCAGGTCGCGGAAGGCCATCATGGACGGCGTCATCCAGGGCACGCCGCGGACCTGGCCCGGGCGCAAGACCCGGTAGATGTGCATGATCTGCTCGGCCGGAACCGGCTGGCTGATGATGCCGCCCCGCGGGTTCAGGATCAGCACGCCGCCCGGGTGATAGCTGAACAGCCAGTAGGCCACCCGGCGGCCCAGCATGTCGAACTGGACGCCCTGCATCACGTGCCCGTTGATCAGGCCCATGGTCCGGGTCTGGTCCAGAAAGTCGGCTTCCAGGATCTGGAGCTGCAGGGGAACTCTCAGGGCGGCCTGGGGCAGACGCGGCCGGTAGCGGATGATTCCTTCGCCGCTTTCCGCCGTGCTGCGCATCACCAGCGCCTGCATGCCGTAGAAATCCAGGCGCTGCGGCGTATCGCACTGCTCCACGAAGTAGGGCCACTCGCCGTCGATGATCCTGTCCAGCTTCGCGTTACCCGTTTTGGCCTGTGGAACGATGCCGGTCCCGACGGTGTTCCCGACCAGCTCCTCCAGCGCCTTGGCGGCGTGCGGATTGTTTCGGACCAGGTCCCGCGACCGGTTGCGCAGCCAGATGAGCGCGCCCATCAGCTCGACGTTGGCGTCGGTCGAGGCCGCGTACCACCCGTGCGCCCGCCGACCCGAAGTTGCCCCGTCGTAACGGAAGCGCTCGGCGCGTTTGTCCCGCAGCTCGGAAACGTAGTCCAGCGCCAGCCGGGTCTTGACCCGCCGCAAAGCCGTGTCCGGCGAGACGAGACCGATGGCCCGATCGAGAAGATTCATCGTTCCAGGGCCTATTTCTTCTTGCCTTTATTGGTTGCCTCAAAGAACTCGCGGCGCGGCGCTTCGGTGTTCGTTACAGGCGGTGCTTCCGGCTTGGGCCGCCGGAAAATGTAGCGGCCGCGGTCGCATGCTGCGAGCTCCCAGCCTTCTTCGCCGAGCTCGGCGAGATCTCCAGCCTCCGGATAGCCGGTCACCTTATACTCCCAGCGCATTAGTCGAACTCCCGCAAGCAAGGACCGGTCGGACCGTCGCCGCGCTTATGCTGAGCGAAGGCGACGCGCACGTCCGTGCCTCCGGAAGCCTGGCGGATCCAGTCTTCGCCGGCCTCGATCGCCTTCAGCATGTCGGCGCCGTTTTGAAACCTCTGGCTCTTCCCGTCGGAGAAGCGCACTTCCAGCGTCCCGGACAGGTAGGCGAGCTTTAGGGCGTCGACCGAAGCCTGCAGCTGATCTACGGTAAGCGCCATTTAGTCTCGTTGAAACCAGTTCCTTTTGGGAATCCACCGTTCCGTCTTCTGCAAGGGCTGCACAGCCGCCGGAGCCTGCGCAGGCTCGGGAACCAGGCGGAGCGCCTCTTCGAATCTGCGCCACTGCGCGTCGTTCATGCGGTCGATACCGAAGATCGCCGCCGCGCCGCGGTTGTAGACCTTCAAATCCAGCGGCTCATTGCGGGCATTGGGCAGCTTTTCCCAGCCGATCTCGCCGTTCTGGCGGACCATCCGCTTTTCCGAGCACAGCCCCTCGAAATAGCGCCGCTCATAGGCCACCGGAAAGTGGTAGGCCCCGGCCATCGGACTGCCGTCCGACCGCGGCCGCACATGCCGCAGCAGATCGTACACTTCCTGTTTGACGCAATGCGTCCCGATACCGACGATGTGCACGCCCTGGCGCTTGCGCGCGGCGTCTTCTTTCGACACCGAAGAGATCACCCGCAAGGCGTCGTCGGTTCCTTTGACCGGAACCACCGTCCGCGGCGCGACGACCGCGATCCCCGCCGGGCTTACGGCCAGCCGGGCGTGCCGCAGCGCGAAGTCGTACACCGGCTTCGGCCGGCTGCCGGTGTCGATCGCCATGATCATGATCGGCATGGTCTGCCCGCCAGCGTGCGGGAAATCCCGCTGCAGGACCTTGGCGTTCAGCGCGTCCCAGAGTTCCTGGGACGTGACCGGTAAGTCTTCTCCGTTGGGCGCCTGCGCCCGGATCGAGCCGTACTCGATCGACCAGTTCTCGCGATCCCGGCCCCAGGCGACCACTTCGTATTCGAGGCGCGGCGGGTTCTCCTGGACGTCGACAGCGGCGGTCAGAAACAGTCCCCGCTGCGGAATGACGGCCTGCCCGTTGGCCGGATATTCTTCGCGGCGGGCGAAGAGCAGCTCGTCGTCGGGCGTTTCGCCCTGCTCGGTCCACAGTTCCGCGAGCGCGGTGTTGACGAAGACCTGGAAGCGCTGCCGGTCGTCCTTGCGGGCCAGGAAGTCCTCCACCATCGTCCCCAGCCGCTTCCACGGCGAATAGAGATGCGAGATCCAGAAGCCGGCGCGTCCGCGGAACGGGCGCTGCGCGCGCCACTCGGCGAGATCGCAGGCGCTCCACCGCGCTTCGTCTTCCCAGATGGCCTGGCAGTGCAGGCACTGATAGCCCAGGACGGGGCTGAACTTGACCTGTCCCCAGTTCAGAACCTGGAAGGTTCCGCAATTGGGGCAAGGCACCCAGGGCCGGCGCCCGTCGCTTTCGTCGTAGGCCTTCCCGATGCGGCTGCGGCCCAGGACGGTCGGCGAGCAGCACAGCACGATCTTGCGCCGCGTGCCGAACGTGACCGTCCGTTCGCGCGCCAGGTCGATCGGATCGCCCTCGCTGCCGGCAGAGGCCGGATATTTATCGATCTCGTCGGCGAACAGGTAGCGGACCGACCGCCGCGCCAGGTTTCCCGGCGCGATCGCGCCCACCAGGGCCAGCGATCCGCCCGGATAGGTCTTTTCGAGAATCGTGTTCGACGAATCCCGACCCTTGGCCTGTGCCACGCGGCCGCGCAGGCATTCGCAATCGCGAACCATGGGCGCCAGGCGTTCCTTGCTGAACGAAATGGCGTCGTCGGCCCTGGGCTCGATCACCATGGCCGGGCCCGGGTCCTCGCAGATCGAATAGGCCAAGGCGCACTGGATCAGCAGCGTCTTGAGCATCTGCGTCGAGCACATCAGCACCAGCGAGTCGACCGCCGGGTCGGTGAAGGCGTCGAGCGGCTCTTTCTGCCAGCCATACAGTTTCAGGAGGCCGGCGCGCGCCGAGTATTCCGAGGACAGGACCAGGTTCCGTTCGGCCCACTGGGAGAGCGGCAGCCGCTCGGGCGGAAGCCACAGCTTAGCCCACGAACTCCGATAGCTCTCGGAGAGCCCGGTCGATTTCTCCGCGGGTGCGCTGGTCACAATCGATTTGCAGGAGAATGTCGCGCGCCCGGACGATCATGCCGGCCACCCAGGCGTTCACCACGGAGAGCTCGACCAGCTCGCCCTTTTCCTTGCGGTAGCGGAGCCGCTTCATCGCGACCGTGACCCGCTCCTTGGCCAGGACGACCTTGGCCAGGTCGGTGGATTTCTCCTGCTTGAGCGTCCGTTTGAGCTCTTCCGGGTCCCGATTGGCGCTAATGCGTCCGCGCTTCTCCGCTTTCAGCACCGCGACGTGGGAGACGCCGGCCTTCTTCGCCGCCGCCCTCGCGCTGAGACGCTTGCTCGGTTTCGCGGGGCTCTTCTTCTTTGGGGAGGCCTTCTTCACATTCAATCACGGGTCATCGGCGGAACCAGGGGGATCTGTTCCCGGCGTGGCACTCTCTTTAGGCTGGCGGCGTTCCGAGCGGGAGCGCTGTGCCCGCGATGCCCGGCACTCCGGGCGGACCGCCGCCCCTGCCTGTCATGGCGTAGAACAGAGTGCCCGTCGCCGCCGCGCCCAAGGCTTTTCCTTCGTCCGGAAGGCCGAAGTGGAGCATCAACGCGCTGAGAGCGATCAGGAAGAGGCAGATGACCATGTGGCCACCCGGCGTATCCAGAGCATCGAACATTGCGGGGCGTCGAACCTTTCTCGATTCTGATCTTCGTTTGGTAACCGGTAACCGGATTTTTCAAACCAAAACTAGCGCAAACGAGCCACAGATACACTCGCGCGCGGGAGGGGTCGATGAAAGGACCCGGTCAACCTGCGGCAGCCGCGCATGTGGCGCGCGCAGGGGTAGCGCACGCGCCGCATGCGCCCCGACGCGCGCGGGAGACCTTTTCTTTCGCTTGGATCATTGCGCGCAACTCTGCATTTTCCGTCCGCAAGCGCGCCGCTTCTTCGTCCCGAGGCTTGGAAAAGTAGTCCTCGATGCCGCGCTGCAGGGACGTGCCGTCGTACCAATCCGGCCGGTCACGGCCGTCAGACCACATTCCCATGTGCCGCCTCCGGGTTCGGAGTCCGCCGTGCTATCCTCGCGCCCTGAAGCTTCCGCCATTGGCGTTCGACACGCGCCCATTGCTTCAGGTCAACGATCCCCTTCGCGAGCTCCGCAGCGTACTTGTTATATTCATCCGCGAATGCGTTCAGTTCGGCAGGCTCGGTCGGCACTGCGGCCGATTTCTTCGGACTGGCCACGATCATCCCGGCCGCCGCTAAGAATGCGCGCCTGTTCGAGTTCACCTGGCAGCTCCGAACCAATCACAGGATTTCCTCCAGCCTGCGTATCCCTTCGCTCTCGAGCTGCTCGCGCATGCACCGCAGCGCCTGCCCGCTGACTCGATCCACGCCCTGCTCCGTGAGCTGCATCGCGACCGCCGTTTGTGCAACCGTCAGCCCGAATCGATACCGTAGGCGAATCACCTTGCGGCTCGCTTGAGGCAATTTCCGTTCGCATCGCGATACCACTTCGCGCCGCTGGGCCGCCGCGATCTGGTCGAACGGCGAAGGCCAGTGGCTTCGGAACGCCCACGACAGTTCGTGCGATGGCGCAGGCAAATCCGTTCAACCCCGCTTGGCGACCAGCAATAGCAAGGTCGCGACCGCATTTAGGAGCACGATAATGATTCCCGTATTCAGCCAGTTGAGCTTTTTCTCGATAGAGTCCAGGCGGCGACCCGTGAAGTGCTTGGATTCCTCGAGCACAGCGACGCGCTCCGTCAGATCCCGATAAGTAGCGGATGGCATGGTCGTGGAGGGCGTCATTGCGTTCGGTCCGTTAGCGTCCGGCCGGCTTGAAAATATCTCCAAAGCGGAAAAAGTGGATGCGGTTTCAGATCGCGGAAGGCGCGCCCGAGCTTGGACTCGATTCGGCGAAGTCTGGCGGAGATCTCAATCGCCGGCATCGAAAACCGGCGCGAGCACATCTCTATCGGCTCCTGCAGCAGGAAGTGGGCCCGGAAGATTGGCCATTCCTCCGGCGACAGAGTTCTTTTGCTGGTCAGCTCGAAATCCGCAGCGTATTCTTCGTCGGGCCGATTCCAGGAATACGATCTGCTCCCGCGCTGGATCCGGCCAGGCGCGCTGAACTCCATATAGCGCCGATAGCAGATCCGGAAAACCTTCTCCAGCGAAGCGGTTGCTTCCATGGCTCTGCTGTCTTGAATCGAGGTGAGGCGGCGGGAGCGATCAGAAATTCCGCATGATTATACCGGTGTCTGTTCCGCACGCCCCGGAACTTTTTTTCAACGCGATGAAAACTCAGCAACATAAAGTTTTGGGGCAGCGCATTCTGGCCTCAAAAACTTGGAGCTTCGGTTGACAATACGGGCGTGGCTACTCCTGTCTGGAAAGGCAATCTGATCGCCGGCGATGTCCGTATTCCCGCGAAGCTGGTCGCCGCCGCCCGCAAGCACGCCTCTGAACTCTGCCAGGTCCACGAAACCGACTGCTCGCCGGCCAAGCAGGTCCTGTTTTGCGCAGCGGAGGAGAAACCAATCCCGCGAAGCGAAGTGGCGAAGGGTTTCGAATACGAGCCCGGCCGCTTCCTCAAACTGAACGAAGAGGACCTGAAAGCGATCAATGCCAAGCCTGGTGATATGGAGCTGTTCCGGTTCGTGGCGCCCGATGAAATCGACCTGCGCCACATCGAGTCCTCCTACTACGTGCTGCCGGATGGAGACGAAAGTCTCTACGCCGCCCTGGGGCGCGCGCTGATCAGAACGGCCTCAATCGCGCTGGGGCAAATCGTCCTGTACGGACAAGAGCGAACCGCAATGATCCGGCCCGGCCATTCCGGCCTGGTGCTCTTCACGTTGTTCTGCGACGATGAGCTCCGCCTGCTGGACGAGTTCCGCACGGACACGGAGTCGGCCGACGAGCGCGATATCCGGGACTTTTCGGCGCTGATGCGCTCGCGGCGCGGCCTGGAGCCTGGATTCACCATCCAGAACCCCTACCGGGAGCGGCTCAGGCAGCTCGTCGAGGCACAGGTCCTGAAAATGATCCCTCAGAAAACCGACCGGTCAGAACTCCGATCCGGGGCCTCCGCCAAGGCCTCCTAAGTGCATGAATCTTCGTTCAACCAACGGCCCGAACCGGTCAAAATGCTCCTTTTGACCGCTTCATATCGGCGCTGAAAACAAAGGAGTTCATTATAGTGAATTCGGCCAATCAGAACGTCTCGCTGGGCCGTATCGTCCACTTCGTGCTTCGCGACGGCCTCCATCATCGCCCAGCGATCGTCGTCGAAACCTGGGGAAATCGCGAGCCCGTCGACGGCGCCTGCTACGTGAACCTGCAGGTCTTCACCGACCAGCACAACGACGGCTGGCCCGAAGGCACGCTCTGGGAGACCAGCGTGCCCTATTCGGCCGAACCCAAGCCGCGCACCTGGCACTGGCCCGAGCGCGACTGAAAATGCCGCCGCGGAAATACAGCGCCGAGACCATCCAGTACCTGAACGAAGACGAGATCGCGGCGCTGTTCCGCTCCATCGATTCGCCGCGCGACCTGGCGCTGTTCGAAGTCGCGCTCCGCCGCGGCCTGCGCGCCAGCGAAGTCGGACTGCTCCAGCTCTCCGATCTTCGCTTGAATGTCCGGCGCTTGTACGTGCGCCGGCTGAAGCACGGCAATTCCGGCGAATATCTCCTCGGCGATCGCGAAGTGCGCGCGCTGCGCAAGTGGCTCGCGGTTCGCGGGTCTTCGCCAGGCCCGCTGTTCCCCTCCCGCAATCACAAACAGATTTCCCGCCAGCGCCTGGACGAGCTGATGCGTCATTACGGCGACCGCGCCGGCCTGCCGCCCGAGAAGCGTCACTTCCACTGCCTGCGCCACACCGCCGGCACACATCTCGGCGAGAGGGCCGACCTGATCGAAGTGCAGGACTGGCTCGGGCACCGCGATCCGCGGTCGACGATGAAATATCTGAAGGTCCGCAACAAGCGCCGCACCGAACTCGGCGAGCGCCTGCGCGGAGAGTGGTGATCACACCACTCTCGCCCCGGCGGCGCCATGACGGCCTTGCGCACGGCGCGAGCGAGACGATGACTGCGGAAAGCCGGGTTCGGCGGATCCAACATCCGGCAGACCGCGTCTTCCACGGCATCGCGGAACTTCGATTCCAGAAGATCGACGGTGCGGTCGTACTCTTCACGATCCTTAGGGTCGGCGTGAACGGCCCTGGTGAGCGATTCTAGCAGCTCTCTCATTCCCCCATCGTATAACCGCAGGTGCCCGCGCCCTGCGCTGCTCGCTGCCCGTTCCCGGCTTTTGTTCTTTTCCGTTTCGGCCTCATGCAAGTGGGTGGGTGAGTGGGTGCGTTTCGCCCTTATTACTACCCACCCACTCACCCACTCTTATTCTTAATTCTTACGTAATAATGATGGGCCGCCCCAAACCCCCACGTGGAGTTGGGCAAAAAGCCCACGTGGAGTTGGGGGTCGCAAACCCCCTACTGGAGTTGGGGGTTTTGCGTCACTGGAGAAGTGAATCCCAGAGGTAACACGTCTGACAACAAGGCAACGGCGTGACCTGATTTGAGGTTTCTATGGATTTCATCGCACACGTCCGCCCTGCCGTTTCCGCCGTGGTACACTACGACTACGATGGCGG